GCCGGCGCGCGCAGCATATATATAAGCCATATTAGTTTTTTTAGTATTCATTTTTTATTTAATGATGAGATAAGAAGAGAGATTAGATTATCTCTCTTCTTATTAACAAACTTCGAATGATATAAGTTCTATATCAGTATACTTAGTGCCTTTTATTGCGAAGATTGCTAATGCGTTTGCGCTTAATACAACCAGTGTTTGTGTACCTATGCATCCTTTGCGCTCTTCGATGAATGTGATGCCTTCATACTTTGTAACGTTGCAATTCGCTATAGAATCATCATCGAATTCCCCAAAGTTTTCTGCCTCATTCCAGAGGTCGCTAATGAGACGTGTTGCCTCATTAGCGAAGTTGTTCGTCAGTATGCTTTTAAGTGTTCTCATATATTTGCCTCCTAACACTCACATAAACCTTATGATCTGTTTCATTGTGCAAATTGTTGCGTTCTGGAATTTTACCTGTATGTGCATATCGCCTACCGTTATGTCAGCACCGCTATACCATGGCGTATAGTCTTTAGACCACTGTGCACCTGTAAGCTCTTCATACAGTATACGCTCTAACTGGTCGCCTCTATTATATTCGCTATTAGCGGTGAATACTTCAGAGGCTTTCCCAAGTTTACGGCAGTTATAATGTTTTAATATATAAGCCTTATGCTTGTTCTTAAGTCTAAGCCTTAACGCATACGTGCCTCTGTGTTTCTGCCACTGTGTCCATGTAGGATTAAGATCATGCATGTATGTAACATATACATACTCTTTGTATATAAAGCCTAGTGCTATAACATTATGCTTTGCGTATGTGTCGTATGTTTCTATTGCGTTAGTCTTTGCTATTCTTGCCATTGTCTTATCCTCTTGTCCTTGCGTTTGCCCTATATAGAGGCCCTTAATGAAGGGCCTTGAGTTCCTTCTCTACCTTATCCAGTTCCTTCTCAAGGTATACCGCCTTTGCATGGTTGTATCCAAAATCTTTATTTACTTCCTGCAGGTATTCGCTTAACAGTTCGCTGTGCTTTTTCTGTAATTGTTCTCTTGTCATTGTCTTATACCGTCCCTTCTTTTACCACTGACTGACTACCTTATTAGCCTGTAAATCGATAGTTAACTTGTGAATAATTTCACCGTTTTCATCGAATAAGCATTTCATGAGATACTGACTGTTTAATGTGTACCATGCAAGTTCTTTGTGATTATTTGTGATAATTTCACAACCTGCTTCGATCATGTTCTTTGTGATTTTTTCCTTTGTTGTCATGTCCTTGATCTCCTTTTTCTTTACGTCTATACAATACACCTTGTACAGACGTATTGCAATACCTTTTTACACATTTTTTACACTATTGTTTTTATTAGTGCGCGGGGTATTATCCGCGGGGTGGTTAGTCGCAACTAACCGCCGTGGTTAGGCACTGCTAACTACGTGATGAAAAATTGTCAGTATACGGGGGGTAGTTATAGGAAACTAACTTTTCGAGTTAGTCAAAACTAATTTACCTGCCCCTCCCTCCCACTCAAAGTTATTCCTGTTTCGGCTAGCGACCCCCTACCTTATTACGGGATTTTACAAAAAAAAGGAGTCTCACGACTCCTTACCTTACTCTATCTTTATAAAAACATGCCAAATGGACCCCGAACTATCTTGTAGCGTCTTTTTATATTCATATCCTCGAAGTGTTCCCTGAGGAATATCCTGTCCTGTCTGAAAAAACTTAGCTCTTATAGTTTTCTTCCATCTTCTTTCTGGATTAACCATAACCCACATTACAAACTTCCCATCTTGAATCTGAATATCTAAAATTTGTATCAATGGAATTTCTAACGGTTCACTTTCAAGATCATACTTATAAATTTTCATGATTCCAAGCCTCTACCACGTTATCCAAAAGTGCCGCTCTAGTAAGTAAACCAACGCCACCGGGCACAGGAGTATACCGCACATCATCCAAAGCATTTTCCGCATTCCAACAATCTCCTACCAATTTCCCATCTACAAAATTTGTACCAACATCAATTACCGTGCAACCGGCCGGTACCTGCCGCAAATCCAAAAACTTCGCTTTTCCCACGGCGCAAATAATCAGTTGCTTCCCCAATAGCAATTCGCGCAAATCTGAGCTCTTACTATGCGCGACAGTAACTGTCCAGTTTCTATCCAAGAGCATCTTTGCTACTGGCTTTCCAACAATCTTACTTCTGCCGATTACCAGCACATTCTTACCGCTGCCATCTCCCAAATTTCTACCTTCCAGAAACTTAATAATTCCTTTTGCGGTAGCTGGATTATAAGGACTGCCTGGCATAAATCCATCTACATCTTTCCAAATAGAGGTATATTCTAATGCTTTGTCTGCATCCAAGTAATCTGGCAATGGTAATTGAATCAATAACCCATTTGTCTCGCAATTATAAACAATATCTTCTAATCCAGCTTGATCAATGCCGCTATCTTCTGGAATCCTAAATAAATCTACTTGAATGCCAACTTCTTTACAATCCTTAATTTTATTATCTACATACTTTGTACTAGCCGGATTATTACCAACCTGTATAATTGTTAATGTTGGGGGTTTGCGCCCAGCCGCTCTTCCGGCCGCCACCGCAGACTTTAATTCTGCTTTCCAATTCTTAACAAATTCTTTTACTTCAAACAGTTCTGCTCCCATATCTCATCCTCATCTATTGGTTCGCGCACTCGCCGCAAACTAACCACCATCTTTGTATCGTCATGATATTTATTAAATAGTCCTTTAACAAAAATTAGTGCGCTATTTAAACTAACCAATTCTCCTACTTTTCTATTGTCAATAAAAATTTCATATTTTTCTTCTTCCATAACAATTTCCTTCAATTTTATTATAGCAAAATTTTTTAAAATTTGACAACTGCGGAAAAAATCTGTTATAATGATAGTGTAAACAAGCTGGGAGGAAAAGAATTTGACTAAATTAGATTATACTTTAGACTCTCCGCAAGAAAGATTAGCCCTAGTAGAAAAGATACTTGAAGAAAACCCCAATCCCAATTCTGCATATCTTGAAATACTAGCCGATTATTTAATTTTTTGTATGGAGAAAGAAGAGAAAAAGGAGAAAAAAATTCTTACTGAAAACCGCTTAGCAACTGTTAATAAAAGAGAAACCTCTTACGAGGGACTTGTCTCGCAATTTGAGAATGGCGAAGATGGAGTTTATAATATAGCAAATGAAGACAAACATGTAATATTTCAACCAAAAATTTCAATAACAAAAAAAGATAGAGAAGAAATACTTGAACTACAACAAACCGATGAATCCATTGCGGCCTGGGACTACCGGGTGCGCCATAGCGAGGGTCGTGACGCTTTTATAGCAAAAAAAGCCTTAATAGAAAGTCGTAAAGACCAGTATGTAATAAAACAGCATAGAAATCCACCAGTGCAATCAATGCATCTTGTCCATTCAGAACATCATATTGAATTACCATGAGAAACAAAGATTGACGAAGAAGGAAACGTTGATACTACTGGATTATCCCTATGTAATCCAAAAGTATGTTCTGCAATTTTAGTAAATTATTCTAAATTGCGCCAAAACAGCTGGGGTGATTTTATGGGAGATACCTGATTTCTTATGGAAGAATTTGATAGGGTGAGTATGATTGCGCTAAAAGACCAACCTCTCTTATACAGAATTGTTGAGTGCAAAGTGGATGGAATGCAAAATTCTGAAATTCGCGATGTGATTGAAGAAGAATTTGGTATTAAACACAGTCTAGAATATATTTCATCTTTATGGCGCAATAAAATCCCTAATTTAATTGCGTCCGCAGCAGAAGATGAATTTCTAGATTGGTATTATTTAAATGAGAAAAAGGGCAAATATAAAAGATGCTCTCGCTGCGGAAAAATTAAACTGGCTCATAATAAATATTTTAGTAAAAATAAAACTAGTAAAGATAATTTCTATTCGATATGTAAAGAATGCCGTAATAGAAAGGACGAAAAACTATAATTTGCGGCAATTGCGCAGTAAAATATTTAAAGGAGGTAGTTTATGGATAATATTAAAAAAGATTTAATTTTTTGCGAAAAATGTCATAAAACATTAAAGAGAAGTGAATTTTATTTATCTAATAATTTAGAAAAATATCCAAACGGTGGAACTATCCCCATTTGTAAAAAATGTTTAACAATGCACGTAGATAATTGAAATCCAGACACATATTTATGGATTTTACAAGAAGTCGATGTGCCCTATATTCCTGACGAATGAAATGCGCTTTTGGCTCGATATGGAACCGATCGGAAAAAAGTCACAGGTACAACTATTTTAGGAAGATACCTTTCTAAAATGAAACTTAAACAATATAGAGATTGGCGCTGGAAAGACACAGAGTATCTCCAAGAGCTCGACCATAAAAAGGTGCGCGAGGCGCTTGAAGCGAACGGCGCATCAATGCAGGAAATTGATCAAGCATTGCGCGAAAGGACTTTTGAAATTCCGGAGGGGGAATTGCGCGAGCCCGATCATACGGTCGGATTACCTGCCGGCGCAGACTCCTATGAAACATTTACATTTGAAGAACCTGCTGAGTCAGCTGATGAATTAGGTTTAACAGATGAGGATGTGACTTATCTTAAACTAAAATGAGGAGCATCTTATAAACCAGCAGAATGAGTATGGCTGGAACAATATTATAATGATTTTATGGATTCTTATGATATTCAAAGTGCTGGCCATAAAGATACTCTTAAAAAGCTTGCGAAAACTTCTCTTAAACTAGACCAATTAATTGATTTAGGAGATGTTGATGGCGCGCAAAAGACCCAAAAGATGTATGACAGTTTAATGCGCTCAGGTAAGTTCACTGCAGCACAGAACAAGGCAGAATCTGGTGAAGCCGTTGATTCAATCTCAGAAATTGTAATGATGTGTGAAAAAGATGGTTTTATTCCACGATATTATACTGATGGCCCGCAAGATAAGGTTGATAGAGTTCTTCAGGATTTACAAGAGTATACTCATTCTTTAATCACAGAAGAAACTAATATTGGTAATCTTATTGAGAATGCGGTTAAGCAGATTGAAGAAGATAAAATTCGTGAAGCGCAAACCGAAGCAGATGCGGCCGGAGATGAAGATATCCTTGAAGAAGCGTTATTCTCCAATGATATTAGTTATATTTCTGATGGTGAATTTGAGGAATTTAATGATTTCGAAGATGATCTAGCAGATAAAGATAATGCGCTATTGGAAAATCTAACAGATTATACGAAGGCTGGTGAGTAATATGGCTTTACAAGATTTATTAGAGATTTCAAAAGATAGAAAAAAGATCGGTTTATCAGAAGAACGTTTGGAAAAAATTAAACCAGAATTGCGCCAATATATAGCATATTGGCGTGAATACCCAGATATGTTTGTAGATTTTTTACAAACTGGAAAAGATGGAGAAATTCCAGAAAATGGACTCCGCTTTTTCTTTTATCAAAGAGTTTTCTTACGAGTAGCAATGCGGTATAAATATGTTTATGCTGTATTCCCTCGTGCTTACTCTAAATCATTTTTATCAGTATTAATCTTAATGTGCCGATGCGTTTTATATCCAAGAGCGAAGTTATTTGTTACTTCTGGTGGTAAAGAACAGTCAGCTGGTATTGTTAAAGAAAAAGTTAATGAAATATGTACTTTAGTACCAGCTTTTGATAGAGAACTTGACCGTAGACCTGGTAAAACGAGAGAAGGTAAGGACTATGTTTGTTATATGTTTAAAAATGGTTCTTTCTTTGATAACCTTGCGGCTAGTGAGAAATCAAGAGGTAAACGTCGTCACGGTGGATTAATGGAAGAGTGTGTTGGTATTGATGGTGAAATACTTTCACAGGTAATATTACCAATCATGAACGTCTCTCGGTTATGTATGGATGGTAGTATGCATAATGAAGAGACTTTAAATAAATCACAGTTATTTATTACAACAGCGGGATACAAGAATTCATTCCCTTATGATAAACTTATTCAGTTCTTAATTTGGATGATAACTGAGCCAGACAAAGCGTTTATTATGGGAGGAACTTATAGGATTCCTGTTCTCGCAAAACTTCTTGATAAAAATTTTATTCAAGATCTTAAACGAGATGGTACATTTAATGAAGCATCATTCCAACGTGAATATGAGTCAAAGTGGTCAGGAACTACTGCTGACGCGTTCTTTAATGGAGATGCGTTTGATAGAAACCGTTCACTCCAAAAGCCTGAATATGAACATTCTGGTCGATCAAGTTTACAAAGTTATTATATTCTTTCTATGGACGTTGCGCGACAGAATACTGGTAAAAATGGATGCGATAGTGTAATTACTGTATTTAAGGTAACTCCACAGAACTATGGAGAAGTATCTATAAAATCATTGGTAAATCTTTATGTTTTAGAAAATATGCATTTTGAGGACCAAGCAATTTGGGCAAAACGTTTATTCTATAAATATAAGGCGAGAAGAATTGTAATAGATGCTAACGGTCTTGGTACAGGCTTAGTCGATTTTATGGTAAAACCGCAAACTGATCCATTAACTGGTGAAGAATATCCAGATTTTGGCGTTATTGGTGGAACATCAGAAGGAATTGAACAAGAATATAAAAAATTTAGAACTAATGTAACAGAACAAGATGCGATGTATTTAATGAAAGCAAATGCGCCAATTAATACAGAAGCGCACTCAAACGTACAAACACAACTTACTTCTGGAAAAGTAAAATTCTTAATTGACGAAAGGGTTGCAAAAAATAAACTTCTTGGAACTCAAAAGGGTAAACAAATGACCCCTGATGAAAGGACAGATTATTTAAAACCCTATACCTTAACTTCTATATTAAAAGAGGAGATGTTAAATCTTCGTGAAGAAAATGAAGGAATTAACATTATTTTAAAGCAGGCTAATCGTAGTATTAAAAAGGATAAATTTTCTGCATTTGAATATGGACTATGGTATATTAAACAAGTTGAAGATAGTAAGCGTAAAAAGAAGAAAAAATTCAATGCTGCGGAATGGCGATTCAGCTCGCATGTAGGATAGGAGGAAAATTATGAGGGCAAGTAGAGGAGAAATAAAAATTGAAGATATTCTAACTCAAGCCGGACTTAATTTTAAAATGGAACTATCTTTTGAAGGATTGAATAGCCCGAACGGAAAACCATTAAGATTTGATTTTGTGGTGTTTGACGATGATGGCAATATAGATTTTATAATTGAATATCAGGGTCGTCAGCATTATGAACCTAGTAGCAAATTTGGTGGAAAACGTGGATTTTACCAGCAGCAATTTAACGATGCTAAAAAACGTAGATTTTGCGCTTTACATGATATTAAATTAATAGAAATTCCATATACTGATGAGAATATTATTGACTATGATTATATTATGAAAAAAGCAGGCTACTAGGAGGTGGGACTTTGGAAAATAAAGATAGACAAGACGCCATTAGAGAAAAAGGTTTCGCCTTTAATGGTAATGGTACCACTGAGTATGGAAAAATTAAAGTAGGCGTAAAAACTTTAGAAGATGCTATTATTAATTTAGGTTCTTACAGAAAATTATGAGATAAACATGAGAGTGTCCGGTTTTATGATAAATTTGAAATTTTGCGCGCAATTGCGGAAAAAGATTATCATAAGATGAGAGTAATATCTGATTTCTTTTATCGGACAAATGGTATATACCAACGTATTGTAAACTATTATGCTACAATGTATCGTTGGGATTGGTATACAATACCTACAATTTTTGATGATAAAATTTTAGAGAATGAAGAAAAAGGTAAAAAGGTAATCAATGAGTTTTTTAAAGCCTTAGATTATTTAGATAATACTCATATAAAAAAGGTTTGCGGAGACATTACTTTAAAAATCATTAAATATGGGGTTTGGTACGGCTATGTAATTGAAGGTGATGATGGAATTTTATTCCAAGAGTTGCCTGTTGATTATTGCCGAAGTAGATATATGGTAAATAATTTACCAGTTGTTGAATTTAATATGTCATATTTTGATCAACATTTCCACGATATTAATTATCGTATGAAAGTTCTCAAAATGTTTCCAAAAGACATTCAACGTGGTTATTTGCTTTATAAAGAGCGCAAACTTCAACCTGATTTTGAAGGAGATATGGCTTGTTGATATGCATTAGATCCAGGAGCGGCAGTTAAATTTTCACTTGCGGGCGCAGGTGAATTACCGCTATTTATCAACGTTGTTCCGCATTTATTAGACTTAGATGCGGCACAGGATCTCGATCATCGCAAACAGATGCAAGATTTATTAAAAGTAATCGTGCAAAAATTGCCTATTGATAAAAATGGCGATTTAATTTTTGATGTTGATGAAGCAAGAGATATTCATAATAATGCAGTTGCAATGTTACAACATGCTATTGGAACTGATGTTATTACAACATTTGCGGATGTTGAGTCTCTTGATTTAGCTGACACTTCTAATGTAGACACTGATGACCTTGAGAGAGAAGAGCGCTCAGTGTATAACGCAGCAGGTGTGCCTAAGAATTTATTTAACTCTGATGGGAATATTGCATTAACAAGTTCTATTTTGCAAGATGAAGGTGTAATACGAGACTTAAAGTTGCAATATGAAATTTTATTTGATACAATAATTCAGAGAAGAATCAAGAATAAGAAGAAGTATACATTCAGATTCTATATTCTTGATACTACACAATATAACTATAAAGAACTTTCTAAGATGTATAAAGAGCAAATGCAGATTGGTTTTGGTAAGATGTTTGCGCAAATTGCGCTCGGGCACTCACAAAACTCAATTATGAGTACCGCTTTCTTTGAGAATGATATCTTATCGTTGAGTGAAGTTATGATTCCTCCTATGATGTCATCTACTATTGGAAGTGAAGATATTCAAAGTTTGGGCAAAAAGAATAAAACTCAAACCACTGAAACGCAAACTACATCAGAAGGTCAAACTGGCAGACCTCAAAAAGAAGAAACTGAACTAAGCGATAAAACTATCGCAAATAGGGAAAGTCAGAAATAAGGAGGATTACAATGGAACATACAAGTATAGCAGTAAATTCTCCAATAGAAATAATTGATGTGACTCCTTTGAATCCTCTTATTTCAAAGTGCCAGATTAAGGTGTGCTATGTGGGTGATGAGCCAAATCGCAATGGAAGTGTAATTACTAAAGCGGTGGCGATGGATATGGCGAAATCACTCCCTGGCTGCCCGATTGTTGGCTTTTACAATGAAACCAAGGGAGATTTTGAAGCACATAATCAAATTATTGATGTTTCTAATGGTGAATGGCGTTTTAAGGATACAACTCAGGCTTATGGATTTGTTGATTTAAACGCAAAGGTATGGTTTCAGAAATTCATGGACGACGGTGTTGAACATGAATATTTAATGACAGAGGGCTACCTCTGGACTGAACAATGGCCAGAAGCTAAGAGGGTTATTGAAAAGGGAAATAATCAATCTATGGAACTTTATGAACCAACTTTAGATGGATTTTGGTCAGAAAGTGATAATGGAGAACCAAGTTTCTTTATTATAAATGAAGCATTAATCTCTAAGTTGTGCATTTTAGGTGAGGATGTTGAACCTTGCTTTGAAGGTGCGCAAATCACAAGAGTGCAATTCTCATTTGATGAAGGGTTCCAGACAAAATTATTTAATATGATGGAGCAAGTCAAAAAGATGATTAAAGAAGGAGGTACAGATTCTGTGGAAGATGTAAAAGCACCAGAGATGGACGAACAGGTTGTAGAAGAACCTGAAATCGTTGAAGAAGAGGCTCCTGAAGTTGAAGAAGCTCCAGCAGTTGCTGAAGAAGAAGTAGCTCCAGAAGAGGCTCAGCCTGAGCAGGTAGACGAGCAGCCTGAACAGGAAATTGAGGACAAAAAAATTGAATATAATCTTGAAGAAGTTCAAGAATATATAGAATTACAGTCTAAGTATGAAGATTTAGAAATAAAGTATAATAACATGAAAGCTGAATATGAGAAGCTTGTAGAGTTCAAGAAAGTTGCTGATCGCAAGGAAAAGCAAGAAATGATTGATCGTTTCTATATGCTCACAGATGAAGAAAAGAAAGATGTTATTGATAATATTGATTCTTATTCAGTTGATGATATTGAAGCTAAGCTTTCTGTAATTTGTGTTCGTAACAAGGTAAGTTTTGATCTTGATGATGAAAAAAATGAAAAGCCAACAAATACTTTCAACTTACTAAATGATGGGATTGTTGACGATATGGTACCTTCATGGATTAAAGCGGCTCTCGCTACGAAAAGAGAAATGGAATAATATAGGAGGAAGACAAGAATGGCTAAAACAAAATTAAGTCCTAGTGCCACATATGTCACTCGCGGTTATGGTCAGGTAGAGCCTAATCATCTATCTGCTCAGAAGACAGGCCAGATTTATGCTCAGTTACCTGCAGCAGCAACTATTGACCTTCTTGAAAATGGCCAGTTTGCTACATATGATTATGCTGCAGGAGTTGTTGACTTCGCAGGACCTGGCGAGTGGATGATGGTTTTTAATGAAATTAAATTATATCGTGATTTTGAGCAGGATTGTGATTTCGCAATGAAGAAGGAAGATTATCTTGCTCGTATTTACAGCCCAATTGATGGAACTCAGCAGCTAACTGATTGGCAAGCACGTTTCTACGGAGCATTGGATTCTACTGGTGCCGCTAACGCTGAACGCGTTACAACCCCAGCCTCCCCTTATGAAGTAGATTCTACTGAAGACCCATTCCACGTAAATCTTGGATATACAGTTCCAAAGGCAATGCCAGAAGGAACAAGAATGGTTCCACGTTTATTTAAGATTAATGTTGGCGATATTTGGACAACAAATACAATTAAAGCTGCACCTGGTAGTTTAAGTGTTGGACAATTCTTAACTCCAGATACAGATGGTTATCTAAAAGTTGGTCAGGGCGCTGATGAACTTCACCCAACAATGCAGATTGTTAAGGTTTACACAATGCCTGACATGCAGCCAGGTGTTAAGGTTATGCGCGTTAAGTAATATGAAAGGAGAATAGGAAGATGCTTGATAAGAAAAATTTTGTAACATTAGCTAAAGCTGTGGCTAAGGCCGATCCTAAAGCTCCTAAGGCGTATAGCTATAACGGACAGGATTTCAGCTATGCTGAATTAAATGAAACTCTTAGAAAAGAGTTCCAAGAGATTGCTGGAACATACCAGCTTTATCGTGAAAATAAGAACCTTGTATTCTCTATTATTGAAGAAACATTAACAGACGTTCTTCCTCAGAGAGTGGTTCAGAACTATGGACAGTTCGCAGAAGTTAGAACTTTTGCGCAGGGTGATAAACCTATATTCCGTAGAAGAATTGATGGCACAAATCGTGCTAAGCAGTTCATTACAAGAGTAGGTCTTGCTGGTAACTACGAAGTCTTCAAGCTTGCTAAGAGTTCTGAAAGCTTTGAAGTTCCTACAAGTGCTATTGGCGGAGCTGCACAGATCGGATTTGAAGAATTCCTTGATGGTCGTGTTGATTTTGCTGAACTTGTTAATATCGTCATGGAAGGTATGGATGACCTTGTTTATGAGGAAATTGGTAAGGCTCTTGAAGGTGCTATTAATCAGTTACCCGCTATGAACCGCGTTATTGCCAACGGCTTTGATGTAGCTAAGTTTGATGAATTAGTTCGTATGGCTGAAAGCTATGGTAATGTAACTATTTTCTGCACAAACGAATTTGCAGTTAAGATGATTCCTCAGGAAGCTTGGAGATATACAGAAGCAATGAAGGACGAACTTTACAGAACAGGTCGTCTAAGCGGATATCGTGATAAGAACGTTGTTATTCTTCCAAATGCTTATAAGGATATTCTTAGCGGAAAAGAAAAGGTTATTGATCCTTCTTACTGCTGGATTATTCCATCTGGCGCAGACATGAAACCAGTTAAGGTCGCATTTGAAGGCGAAACATTAGTTGATGAGCGTGCAAATCGTGACTGGAGCCGTGAAATTCAGGTTTACAAGAAGGTTGGCGTTATCTGCATGATGAACAACGCTATCTGTGTTTATAAGGACACATCTCTCTCTAAGGAAGGTGCATTCCAGTTAGCAGATACAGTTCAGAATGTTGTTGTTGTAGATGACGGCGCTACACAGAGTATCTAATAATAAATTAAGATAGAGGGGAGTTAGGGGTAAATCCCCACTCCCCTTATTTTCATTAAATGGAGAAAAAGGAGATATTTGATAAAATGGCAGATTATGTAATGGTTGAAAATAGAAGCGCTGGAACAATTGTATATAATATTCCAGAAAGACAAATTCGTAGAGAATTGGCTCCTAGACAGGCTATTAGAGTACCTAAGGATGAGATTGAAGCTCTAGCTTATACTGCTGGAGGAATGAACTTAATCAGAAACCACTTACTGGTAAAGGATGAAGAGATTCTTGATGAATTAAAAGTTCATAGAGAACCTGAATACTATTGGAATGCTGATAAAGTTGCAGCTTTAATAAAAACTGGTACTTTAGATGAATTTTTAGACGCATTAGACTTTGCGCCAGAAGGCGTTATTGATATGATAAAAGACCTTAGCGTTCAGTTACCTTTGAATGATTTTAGTAAACGTCAAGCATTAACTGAAAAAACTGGTTTTGATATCAACGCAGCAATTGAGCATGACAGAGAGAACAAGGCTTCTGAAGACGATGAGCCAGTTTCTCAGCAAGAAGAAAAGAAAGTCAGAAGAACTCAGCCTGCTCAAAAGCGCAGAGTAATTAAGAAAACTGCAGAATAGTAATAACAAAGAAAGGAGAATATATTATGGGAACGCAGTTCACAGATATATATAATCGCTTTCTTGGAAAAATCACAGATGACATGTACATGGAATTAACTCCAGAAGACACAATTAGGGACTTAAGGTCCCTTTTAATTGATGCGATTCCTGGGTTTGAGTTTCCTCGTAAGATTTTAGATGACTACTCTATTGAAACCTTAGTAAAAAAAGAAGATGAGGTAGTAGAAGGGGAATTTGTTATCGGTGTTGTGTGAAACACTCCAGATGCCGAGGAAGACAAAGGTGTTCCAGATGTATATGTTGAACGCTCGCATTTTAATGCAGATTTAACGAGTGAAGAGATTAATATTCTTGCCTTATTAATGATGTGTGCTTGGTTACAACGACAAGTTACATCTATTGAAAATACTCGCATGAAGTATAGCGGTTCAGACTTTAAAATGACCTCACAAGCGAATCATCTTGCCAAATTATTAAATTTATTAACCGAATGTCAAAGACAATCTTTCCATATGCAACGTTTGTATAAACGTAGACGCATTAATGGCGAAGGGTATATCGAATCTAACTGGGATGTATTTAGGCATGGAATCTACGGTGACTACAAAGTATAACTTTGAAATACCTGTAGAGAGTCTTAAGTCAAATGTAAACAGACTTACAAACCAGTTATGAAAATTAATACCAATGAGAGAAAATGAAGAAGATTGAGAAGAACAGTTAAATAGCGTTATCGTTGAAATTTCTGGATTAGGAGAAATATTTAATTCTAATGAAAAATTTTTAGTTTTATTAAGTAAGCTTGAAGGATTAAAAATTGCAGAAGTTAAATTTACAACGTATAGAAAAACTGTATTCGAATCAATTTCTTTGTTAAGGGAGATTTTAAATGACTAATTCTCAATTTAGTGGAATAAATTTAATGGCAAATAGATTGAATTTGCGCGGAGGGCAACCGCAGCAAAACCGCATGATTAAGGATAAAAGATGGACTCTTGATCATGCGACAAAATACTCGTATCAGGCCGCAAAAATTCGGCATACTGATTCAGAGGACAAAGAAGAAGCTCCATCTTTAATAAATCCTGATAAAACAAAACAGGATTATGATGATAAAGTTGTTTCTGTCGGATATGAATATGATTATAAGCCAGGAGATGTTTTTGATTGAATGAATACTGGCAGTAAATGAATTATTTATTTGCAAGATTTAACTGAGTTGGCTTACTTTAGAGGAGAAATTAGACGTTGTAATTATACTGTTTCTTGACTCGATGAAGAAGGCAAAAAATATACTCAGTATTTAGCAATAAGAGGTCCAGTAGAGACAAAAATTAATTATATTCAAAAAAGTGGAATAAGCGTTGATGAACCAAACCATTCTTTAAATATTCTTATGACAAAAACTCCAGAAGCATTAAAATATTTTAGACGTTATGCTAAGTTTTATTTAAAGGGTATTGAAGAGAGTGATAAAAATATTTGTTGGCGAGTTGAAGCTAATGATAGTATTAGTATGCCTGGTATTCTTCAAGTTGTTGCTGTCGAATATTTTGCGAATGAAACAAAAGATGATATTGACAACTATTTAGTAGATGGATTGGTTGTAAAACCAGTTGATCCAAATGATGAAGGGGGTACTGGTAATTTGATTCAAGGTGACGTATTTATTAGACCAAAAATTGAATATAAGTATTATTATAGAGGTTGAGAAACTGCGGAATGGTCAATTGAAGGAAATCCTCCAGTTGAAATAGTTTACCAAAAAGGTAAAAGAATTACTCTTAAATGAACTTCTAATTATCATGGACAGTTTGTTTTAAAATATGGTGATTCAAGAAAAACCATTGTAGCAGAATCTTTATTCTAAAGGAGAAAATGGAGTATTATGATAATTAAGAACTATACAATACCACATTCTTCATTTATGGCGGTTGAAAAGGATTTAGATATCATTACAACTTGAATAATGAAGAATAAAAATTTGTGTAAAATGTTATATTACACAGACAGAGATGCATTGGATAGGCCAGCTCTAACCGAAGAGCAGCGATTGGGTATGTTTGGAAAACAAATTAAGATTGTCCCAAAAATTTACGTAGATGGTAGCGTATTGGCGTATATTATTATTAGTTTTGATAATTTTACTCCAAGTTCTAATCCAGAATTCAGAGACAATATAATTACTTTTGATATTATTTGCCATTTTGATCAATGGCATTTAAAAGATTTCCAATTACGCCCCTATCGTATTGCCGCAGAAATAGATTCAATGTTTAATGAACAACACTTAACAGGAATTGGTGAATTACATTTCATGGGTGCCAGTCAGATTATTCTTAATGATGAATTTGCTGGACTTACTTTAATGTATCAAGCCATTCATGGCGGAGAGGACAAGAAGAAAACTCCAAATCCTGCTGATGAAGAGCGTTTCAAAGCAGATTTTGATGAATTGTTCGAACAAGGCATTAGAGAAGAATAATGAAAGATATAGATCTAGCATTATTTACTGGAGTTGATATTCCAGTTCCAGAATGCCAGATTGTTGTTCATCAACCAACCATTAAAGAAATTTCAATGGTTGGTGAAAAACAATTTTTATCTGGTACGCAAGTATTGTGTATAGATAAAGATGATTTTAGGCAGGGCGAAAATAATTTATCCAATACTCCTAATTTTCAAATATTTATGACGATAATGGGCGCAAAAGAAGCAGAAGAAACCAAAAGGGCAGTATTAGATTCATTATCTCTAATATTACCAAATACTAAGGTTACTCTTACTCCGCGGTCATTATTGTTAAATTATAATGGTACAAATATCATTATAGATGAAGGAAATTTTGAATATTTTCAAGAAATTCTACGGCAAGTTTTTTGTTTAAAGAAAAGTAAAGAAGAAGAATTTAATCCATCAAATGCCCAAGCCGCAAAAATAGCAGAAAAAATAAAAAAAGGAAAAGCTAAAGTGGCTAAAATAAAGGGCGATAGTGTAGGAAGTATATATGCTCGTTATATTTCTTCACTTTCTATTGGATTACATCTTCCTTTAAAGGATTTATTAGATTGTACTATATATCAAATAAATGATCTTTTGGAGAGATTCAGTCTTTGAACAAGCTGGGATATAGATATCCGATCTAGACTTGCTGGGGCAGATGCCAAAGGCAAGCCCGAAGATTGAATGAAAAATATCCATAAAGATTAATTTTTTAGAAGGAGGAAAAAGCCCATGAAATATGGTGTTCGTGACGTAGTTGATGTTGTGTTAAGAGCTAAGGGCACAATGGATCTAGGTAATAAACGTTTCTATAAGAATGAACCCGTACTATATTTTGATACGCTAACTACTTCAACATTAGAGGGTGCTTCCACAACTGTTTATGCGCAGGGTGGTAAAGGTAACGCTCGTTTAATGGCTTGGGAAGGTGAGCGTACAGTTACCTTCACAATGGAAGATGCATTAATTTCCCCTGAAGGATTAGCTATTTTAACAGGTGCTGGCTTAATTGAAGCTTCTAATGAAAAGCCAGTTTATCAGCATATTGTTGAGGCTACAGATGATTATACTATTGCTAATTTAGGAAATGATCAAACTCCAGATTATGCATTAACAATATATGTTGATAAAGAACCATTTTTACCTACTCCTATAAGTGGTGGCGGTGTAGAAAATGAGAATTATGCTTGTGTAATGTTTACAAAAGATGGTGAAATTGTTTCTGAACCATATATTGTTAGTCAAGTTGAAGTAAAGGGAGAGAATGCTACCATACAACCAGCTTCTGTCTGGAAAGATGGTGCTTATGGTGCAGTAGATCCAGAAGCGAGTGGTAAGTATAAGATTGTTGTTAATAAACATACTTGCAATTTTGGTTTTATCGAAGGTACTGGCGGTGCTGCAGGAACAGAAATTAATTGTCATACAACTGGTAATCATAAATATGTACCAGATGATTTAAAGAAAGATTTTGATAAAGCTAATGGTATTATTGTAGATTACTATACACCAATTCGTTCTGGAGCAAAACAGATTGAAATTGATGCTGAAAGCTTCGGTGGTTCTTTCTATTTAGAAGGTTCTACTCTTTGGAGAGATACAAATGGTGTTGACCACCCTGCTGAATTCATTATTCCTAACTGCAAGATTCAATCTGCATTCACATTTACAATGGCTGCTACCGGTGATCCATCCACATTCACATTTACAATGGATGCATTCCCTGGCTACACAAGATTTGATCATGCTCACAAAGTATTTGCAGTTATTCAGGTCTTAGAAAACTACACAGCTGCTTCTGATGCTAATAATGATCTCCACCGCGGTGCTACATGGCATGCTGCTGGTTTAGCTGATTTACTCAGTGAAGGTGGAGCTATCGATAATCACGACGATAGAGCTTAGGAGGTAATAGTTATGTTTCTTCATTCAAGTAAACGTAGCAAAAGAGGTTCTGTGAAGCTTGAATCGAAAAAACAAGAAGTAGTTTTAGATTCGTTAGAACCTAAGTCCGAAGCTATTATTGAACCTAAAGAAGAAATTTCTAAAGAAGTTATTGCTGATAAAAAGCCACTAGATTTAGAAATTAAGAAAAAGAGAAAAGAAAAGGGGAAAGACTAAGGTCTTCCCCTTTTTTATTTTAGATTTTAGAAGGTGGTAAAGTATGGCTGGAATAGGAGATTATATACATTATAAATCTATAAATTATCAAAAATATGGTACTAATATAGAAAACGAAGGAGTAAATACTTTTTATTTGGCTGCAGAAACCGCTCACGCTCATCTCAAGAATTTAATAAAAAGAAAAAAAATTAAATCTGATTTAAATGGTTTAGAGAATTATTATACTAAAGTTATTTATGGTGGTGGACTTCAAGAAAAAATAGGCGATGGGATGGACGATGATGATGATACAACTCTTCTTGAGACTTTAACAAAATATATTGATGAAAGTGTTGATAATTATGCTCATACTGAAGATGTTGAACGCAGTTTGACTCAAAGGACTTCATCTTTATTAAAGAGGCCTTCTTATAAAGACGATATAAAAAATATTACAACGTATCATGTTTCTGCTTATTTGAAAGCTTTAAAACAATCTCGCGAACAAGCTTTGGCTTTAGCCCAACAAGGTGGTGGTTCCGAGACAGAAATAAGAGGAAGAGCTAATGATTTAATTAAGCAAAGCGAAAGCTTATCTAAGGCTTTAGAAGACTTAAATTCTCAAATTGAGCAAAGTGAAGTTTATAGAACAATTTATGGAAAAAAGAAAAATGGTAAAAAACCAAAAATAGGAGATTTTAAATCTATTAAAACAAATGATAATATACGAGATTTATTAAAACAATTAAATTATTTTTTATCTTTATATAGTGGTTATTATGGTAGCACTTTAGCCGGACCTGGATGAGAAGCTTTAATAACAATGGGGAATATTGGATTTAATAATATTTTAAAAAAGGAAGTGGATTCTCTTGTTGGAAAACAAGCTTGATCAGAGTATTTAAAAAAGCATGGACATAGAGGCACGGTTAAAGAATCTATTTATATAAATCAACTTTCTAGCGATTATGTTAAAATAGGAGAGCTTGCTTCTGCAATGGGTGGAAGTTGAAAGTTTGGTCCACAAAGTGGTCAAATTTCAGGTGAATCTACTGGTACGGTAGATGTTATTGTTAAAAATGAAAGTAATGAAGCTTTATCTGGCATCATAAAAGATGGAGAAGAATTAAACGCATCATTAAAAAATATTTCTTCTATGTCTAAATTTGGAATTCATATTATTGATACAACAAATCTTTTTATTATTTTAAATTTATTTGATACTGATTTTATTAATCATTATTTAAATTTATTAGGTAGTCATCCTTCTAGAAAGGGAAATTTTTTAAATACAGAAGATTTTAAACAAGCTTCTTTTTTAATTAAATATGCAACGGCAATTAGAGCATTGAGTGGAGCAAGAAATAACGTAGCAAATAATTTAGTAGCAGATATTATAATGATTAATGATCGTCAATCACAAAAAATTTATGTGAGATCAATTCCTAATATTTTAGATAGCACTAATGAAGAGAATATAGACGATCGTTTTTTAATCTATGGACTTCCCGATGGGCAAGGAACTAAAAAATGAAATAATTGAGAACCATTTAGATCTTATAATATACATACAAGAGAAGGTAATGATGGTTATGCTCTTGCTAAAGAAAGAATTACAAATTTTTTATTACAAGTTCAAAAGAAGAAACTTTCTATGAGTATGTCGCAAAATGCTTTAAAATAAAAATTTTTTTGTTATAATATAAGAGAAAAAGGAGGTCATTTTATATGGCAAAACCAACATTAACAAAGTTAAAATTATCTTCTGTAATTGCTCCAAAAGAGTTAGAATGGGGAGAACAGAAGGTTGAAATTAAACAGTATTTATCAATTCAAGACAAGCTTGCTTTTATTGGCGATGTATTAAATGCGGCCGCAGACGAAAATCGCTTTTATTCACAAGGTAAAGTAGATATGTTTTTTGCTATTAAAGTAATTGAAGTATATACTAATTTATCAATTACTGATAAGCAGAAAGAAATTCCGGCTAAATTGTACGATGATATCAAGGCTTCTGGCTTCTATGATGCCGTTGTCGCGCAAATCCCTGATAAAGAAATTGATTATCTTTATGATTTAGTTTGCGCAACAGAAGAGCAGGTTTATAAATACCAGAATTCTGCTTATGGGATTATGGATGCGATGAATACTGATTATAATAATTTAAATTTTGATATTGAGAAACTTACAAAAGAAATTGGCAATAGAGAAAATGTACAGCTTCTTGATGAAGTATTAACCAAACTTGGTTAATAGATTTGTTAATTTCTTGAAGTATAAAGAAGAATAGACATATTAAGACCCTACGAGGATTAATTTCTTCGTAGGGTTTATTTTTTTTATATTAGGAGAGAAAGGAGCGGAAATATGCCAAAACAGATAAATGTTAAGTTGGGGTTTACAGCAGATACTTCGCAAGCAAAAAAACAATTGGAAGATTTGAGAAAAAGTCTTCAAGATTTAACAGACTTATCTATTAAAAGAGGCTCTGGAAAAGAAGGATTTGATAAACAATTTAACGATGCTTTAATTGCCGTTCAAAAGCTAGATAAAGCATTAGAGAATTCTACTAATAATACAACTGGCATGTTAGATTTATCTAAATTAAATGCTAATTTGTATGAGTATGGAGAAAGTATTTCTTCTTTACAAGTAAAAATGTCTAGTCTTGGTACAGAAGGTAATGAAGCTTTTCTAAAAGTTGCTAATAGTATTATGTTAGCTCAAAAGCCGATGAAAGAGACTAATCAATTATTAGATAAATTTTGAACGGCTTTAAAAAATACAGCTAGATGGCAGTTCTCTAGTAGTATGTTACATGGCTTTATGGGAGCTCTTTCTAGTGCTTATGGATATGCGCAAGATTTAAATGCTTCTTTAAATAGTATTCGAATTGTTTCTGGCCAGACAACAGAACAAATGGCTCGATTTGCTGATCAAGCAAATAAAGCTGCGCAATCTTTAAGTACAAGTACATTAGCTTATACAGACGCTGCTTTAATCTTTTATCAACAGGGTTTAACAGGAGACGCTGTTACAGAGCGTGTTGATACTGTATTAAAATTATCTAATGTAACTGGAGATAGTGCAGAACAAGTTTCTAATTACATGACAGCCATTTGGAATAACTTTTATGATGGTAGTGAATCATTAGAATCATTTGCAGATAAAATTACTGCGCTTGGTGCTGCAACAGCATCTAGTTCTGCTGAAATTTCAGCTGGTTTACAGCAATTTGCGGCAATTAGTAATACTGTTGGTTTAAGTTATGACTATGCTGCAACAGCTTTGGCGACGATTGTTGCTCAAACACGTCAGTCAGAATCTACTGTTGGTAATGGTTTAAGAACAGTCTTTGCTAGATTATCTAGTTTAAAGCAAGGCGGTACTGATGAAGATGGCACTGATTTAACTAAATATACTAAAGCTCTTGGAGAATATGGGGTTAATGTTAAAGATCAGAATGGCGATCTTAAAGAAATGGATCAAATTCTTGAAGAAATTGGTGCAAAATGACAAACATTAAGTCAAAATCAGAAAGTTGCTTTAGCTCAAACTGTTGGTGGAGTTAGACAGTATGCCACGATTATGGCGTTATTTGATAATTGAGATGAATTCCAAAAGAATTTAGCGGTTACTCAAGGCGCCGAAGGAACTCTTCAAGAACAAGCAGACATTTATGCTGAAAGTTGAGAAGCTGCGCGAAAGAGAGTGCAAGCTGCTTGACAAGCAATTTATCAAGATTTGATTGATGATAATTTTTTCATTGATTTATTAGATGGCCTTGAAAAATTTTTAAAAGGTGTCGATTGATTAATTGACAGTTTTGGTGGATTAAAGGGGACTTTAGGCACTATATTAAGTATTTTTACAAGAGTTTTTGATGGAAGAATTACTGAAAGTTTAAATGCTGGGTTGAGAGAAACTGTTAGATTATTTGGTGGATTAAAGGCTGAGCATCAAAGTGTAATTGAAGAAACTTTAAAAGCTGAAGCTAAAAATATTAGAGAAATGAATGGTGATTATAATGCAAATTCAGAGGCTGGATATGCAATACAATCACAAATAGAATATAATGAATTACTTTTAAAGTATAAGGATCAATTAAGTGAAAAAGATTTAGAAGATTTACAATATCAACAAAATATTGTAAATGAATTACAGAAAGCTGCAGTTATAGCGGCAGAAAATTTAAAAACCACTAGACAACAAGTAGATACTTTAGAAGAAGGACTTCAAGTTTATTTAACTCAAAGAAAAGGATACTCTAGCGATATAGCTATCTCTGAAATGGAAAAAATAAATAGTCAGATAGAATCTTTAAGTCAGCTAGAAGAAACTTTACAACAAGGAGAAATAAATAAACTTTCAAAAGATTTGACTAAACAATATGGACTAGATGCTACTTATTGAAAAACTTATTTAGAAACGCATGTACAACAAAATAAACTTCAGTTAAGTTTTAATAAAGCACAATCTACCGCAAGATCATATGAAATTGAACAATTAAATTTATTAAAGCAAAAACTTAAAATTCAAGAAGAAATTACTGCAGAAATAAAAAATCAAACAAAAGCAGTTGAGGAACAATCACAAGTAGAAGAATTGAATTCGAAGAAAAGTCGTTTAGGTGGTTTAGGAAAAAGTAAAAAAAGTAAACAACAAGCAGTAACTGAAACTCAAGAAGCTGAAAGAAAAGCAAAAGCAGAATTAGATCGTCTTGAAAATGAGTTATCTAAAGCAAGATCTTCAAAAGATATGGAATCTTTTAGTGACCCTAATCAATATTTAAAATATAGAGAAGGTACTCAAAATGAATTAAATGAAAAAATAAGATTACAAAATATTGAAGTAACTAAAGCTACAGAGGCCCGTATTGCCGCGGAAAAAGACTTACAAAAAACCGAAGATGAAATTAAACAAACAGAAGAAGAATATAATGCTATAAAAGAACGAGGAACTCAAGTTACAGAAGATAACTCTAATAAAAAAGAAGAAAATACATCAGCAACTCAAAGTCAACAGCAAGCGGACGAAGCAGAAAAAAAGTCTGTTGAAGGAGTAACAGAAGCTTTAAAAGAACAAAATGAAGAATTTGATAAAAATAAAGGTCACAAAAAAGACGTACCAATTGGAATTCAAACTGCTGAATTAGCTAAAGGTATTACTAAAGGTGTACAAATGCTTACATCAATTCAAGCAATGAGTAGTGCTTTTGATCAGATGGGTAAAACAATAATGTCAGAAGATATTCCAGCAACGGAAAAACTTACTTCTGCTATGGGAAGCTTATCGTCTGTTGGAATGCAATTTGCGATGATTTTAGGCCAAACTGGAAGTCTAAAAACTGCAGCAATTATTACTGGAATTTCTGTTGCGGTTTCTGGGCTTAAATGAGCTTGAGATAAATATCAAGAAAGCACTCCTGAAGGCCAAATAAAAATATTAAATGAACAATTAGAAAAACAACAGCAAAAAACTTCTGAGTTAAAATCATCTTATGATAGATTAAACTCTGCTTTAAGTTCTTATAAAGATAAATTAGAAGAAATAAATAAGTTAGAAGGTCCTCAAAGATCTTTAGCTATTGCTGAATATAATAAAGAAATTCTTGAATCAATTAAGAATTTAAGCAATTATGAAGAAATTCTTAGTGGAATAAAATTTACAAGTGAGGGTTTAATTGATATTTCTACGTTGCCTGATGTTGTTAGTCAAGCAGCTAATCAACAAATGCATAGTTACTTATCTGAATATCAACAAAATCAAGGTATAATTGAACAACGGCAACGTGCAGCAAATGAGTATAATGGTCCAGTTTTAACATCTAATAGTACTTATACTGGATATACACGAGCAGAATATAATAGAGCTCATAGTGAAGACCGAGATCAATTTGGTGAAGATATAACCGATATTATTAGAAAAGCTTTTGCAGGTGAAGGTATAACATCAACTTCTGATGAACAATTACAAAGAAAAGTACTACAACCTTTAATAGATAATGGAAAATTAACACAAGAAACTGTAAATAATGTAATTACTGCACTACAAAATATGACTGCAGAAAATAGACAAAAATTTGATGATTATACTAGTGCTGCTGGTTTACAAGAACAATGAGAAGCTCAAAGTCGTCTTGCCGCAAACACATTTTTACCAAACAATCAAGAATATCAAAATTTAACTACAGAAAGTCAACAAGATTTAATGTCAGCTGTAGGAAAAGCTGATGTTGGTCAAATAATACAATTATATGATATTTTATCAGGTAATTCTGGAAAATCTTTAGCAGAAGCTTTAAAAGAAGTTGGTATTGAAGTTCAAAATTTAACAATAGATACTGAAAAATTAGCAGATTCAGCACATAATATAAAAACAGTTATAAATGTTGATGATTTAAATAATTATAAAGGTAGTACTGAAGAGTTAAAAAAAGAAGTTTATGATTTATCAGCTTATATTCAAAATAATGCAACAAGTTTAGAATATTTTAGTGATCATTTGGCTGAATGTAAAGAAGAAGCAGATCGAGTAGCTTATGCAATTATAAGATTTGATGACGCTGTTCAAGATGTAACAGAAAATTATGATAATTGAAATAAAATTCTTACTAAAGGTTCAATGCAAGAACAAGTAAAACTTGGCAATGAATTACAAAAAGTATATGCTAATTTATTTAATTTAGATTCAGCTGAATATTTAAGTGAAGAATTTACTCGAAGTGCAGAAAACCTTAAATTAATGGAAGAAGCTGTTAATGGTGTAGCTGCATCTTATGATAAATTAGCAGACAGAGCGGCTGTAGATATTTTAAGCAATTCTTTTGATGTACCTAAAGAAAAAGCTAAAGAAATGGTAAATATTATTCATAATGCTATGAATGAAGTGGAATCTGCTTTGGGCCGTAAGCTTGTCGCTGGTGAAAATATAGATTATTCTAATTTAACAGGAGCTGCTAAAACTGCAGCTATGGAACTATACTCAACATTTGATGAAATGTTGAAAGTTATTGGTGACGATGCGAATGCAGCTCAAACTTTAATTTCTCAATTTGGTTTTGATGCAGAATTAGAGAGATATGAAGTAAAAGCTCCTGAAACACAAGAATTTAACGATGTTACAGCTAACGTTCAAACAGAACAATTTCCAATACCATCATTAGCTTCTGTTGAAGGATCAGATTTAAGTACTCAAATGCAGAATATTGTAACGGGAATAACTTATAATGCAAAAAAGCATCCTGTTACAGGAGAAAAACAAGGCCAGGCATTTGCATATAAAGTAAAACCTGGAACTTTACATAAAGCTGTCGGAGGAGATATTAAGTATAAGACTTCATCTCACGGCGCTGGCACACAAGGCGGTTCTAATTCTGGTGGTAGTGGAGGTTCTAAGGGCTCTTCTCAGCCGAAGCAAAAAACCATTAAAGAACATAAAAAGCCAGAAAAGAAAACTGATCGTTATCATGATATCAAAGAACGTATTGCTGATTTAAATACAGAGCTTAAACGTCTTGAAAAAACTGAAAGTAGAGTATACGGTAAGGCTAAACTCAAATACATGGACCAAGAAATTAAAAAACTTGAGAAACAAATTGAACTTACCGATGAATATATTGCAGAAATTAAAAAGTATGCAAAAGAAGACCAAGCTAATCTTCGTGGTATTAATATGGGCGCTCAATTTGATGAAAATGGACGTCTTACAAACTATGAACAGGTATTAGCTAATATCGTTGCTGATTATAATAAAGTTATTGCCGCTTACAATAGTGAAGCTGATGTATTTAACTCTAGCGCGCAAGAAGAAGCTGATAATGCTCGTCTTGAAGCAGCAGAAAAAGCAGTAAGTGCGGCAAAAGAGGTTTATGATGAACGTTTAAAAATTCTTGACCAATATGAAGACACATTTAATCTACTTCAGGAAAAAATGGATGAACGTATTGACCAAGTTTGAGAATTATTTGATCAAAGATTAGAAAGAGTAACTTATGAAATTGAGTTTGAGCTTGATTGAAATGAGAAAGAATTAACTCAATTAGATTGGTTATTAAAGTATATTTCTAAAGACGCTGATAGAGCTGCTGATGCTATTGCAAATCTTAGTAAACAATTCAAAACTTATGAAGAAAGTATTGAATGAGCTAAAAATGGTATTGCAGGAATTTTTGGATTACATGATATTGCATTTGATTTTGATAATGCTGATCCGCAAGAGTTATATAGACAATTAGCCGACTTTATGTCTAAAAATGACCTTGAAGGACAATTGACCGAAAAAGAAGCAGATGCATTATTGTCTTATATTGAGACTTTAAGAGATGCATACGATGGTATGCAAGAATCTTGAGTTGAAGCGCATGAACATATGATGAATGCGTTCGATGAATGGAATGAGCGACTTGAAGATGGTATTGAAGATATAGAAAATTATGGTAAAGAATTAGAAAATATCCAGAAGATAGTTGACTTAACTGGGCGCAAGATGCTCCATATGGGAACTCAGGACTTAAATAAAATGAATCAAGCAATTGTCCAAAATGCGCAAGAAGCTTTACGTGCGGCCAAGGCGCAAAAAGATGCTAATGATGCTGTATTGCAAGGATTCCAAGAGAGATACCAGAACGCAATTGCGCAAGGACTAAGCGATGAAGTTCTTAACAAAATGCAAGAAGAGTATAGAACTGCTGTTGAAAAAATGGCTGATGTTAATAATAATTTCTATTCAGCATGAGTTGATGCTCTTAATGCAAGTGAAGATGCGTTTACTAGATATTTAGAAGCTATTACTGAAGACTATAAGAACGCTTTTGGAAAGATGGACCTTGATTATATGGCCGATCAGTTTAAACGTCAGAAAGATGTAAGAGATTTATATCTTGATGATTACCAAAAGTATCATGAGCTAAATAAAACTGCGCAAGAGCTTAACAAGAGTTTAGCAGATACCAATAATGAATTAATTCGTGGTAAGATGCTTGATTTGCAAGATGAAATGAATGCTTCAATGGAAAGTGGCGTTCAGATATCTGCGGCGCAAGCTGAAATATATGCGCGCAGAGTCGCCTTGTTACAGGCTGAAGCTGAGCTCCTGGATGCGCAAAATGCCAAGAGCGCAGTTAGAATGACTCGTGATAATGAAGGTAACTTTAGTTATACTTATACTGCTGACCAAGATCAAATTGATAATGCGCAAGGCGCTTATGGAGATAAGTTCTATGAGCTTTTGGATTATGAGCGCAATTACATGGACGAAATTCAAGGTCAGATGCTTGAAAAACGTCAAGAGTTTATTGATAGATTAAATGAAATTGCTGAAACTTATAAAGATGATGATGCGGCTCGTCAACAAGCGATTGAAGATTTAAGAGAAGAATATCTTGCTTACATGGATTATTTCGTTGGAGAGCAAGAAATGGATATGTGGGAAATGCAGAGACTCCGTGATGAAGACTGAGAAGATTTCCAAGAAATAACCGAACTTAAACTAGCTGAGCATGATGATTTTATTACTTTCTTTAAAGATACAATTTATGGAGACCTTGCTGATGCATTTGAAACTGCTTCAGAAGATGGCTTAAATTGGAAAGGTGTTATGGAAGAAAGCATCGCGGCAGCTAAGAATGCTGTAACTACATATCAAAAGAATACTGAAGTAACTTTCCAACATGCTGGTGAAAATATTGATACTTATGGCACAAAAGCAAGTCAGAAATTTGATGAAATTGCGAATAAGAGTTCTGTTGCCGCTGATACAGTTGAAGACATGGGTAATGACATGGTTAGCACTATGGAACAAGTCCAAGCAGAAGCTTGAACACTTGATTCTGCATGAGGCCAAGTTAATGAAAGCATGCGCACACAAATTGCTAACACCATTGAAGCCTTAAATCAATTATTACAATCGTTAGATTTAGTTATGGAAAGAGCGCAAGCAACTGTTGCGTCAGTACAGGCTGCAGCAATCGCGCAGAATACTTTATTAGGTGACGGCGGATATGGCGGTGGCGATGATGGTACTGGTGGAGGAAATGGGACTGGAGGCCCAGGAACAGATGGACCCACAAGTCAAGTAAATCCTGATGATAAAGGTCGTCTTTATTCACGCGTATCAATTGAAAGAGAAGATGATCCTGCTAATTACCGCTGAAGGTATAAACATACTTATTATAATGACAATGGAGGAATATATAAAGTAACATATGGTGAATGGCATAATTATGGTTCATCTAATACTATTGGCGGTTGTTTTGATGCTGGTACTAAAATTATAATGTCAGATTTATCTATAAAAAATATTGAAGAAATTCAGGTTGGGGATATTGTTATGGCTTATAATGATGAAAATAATCAGTTTGAGCCAAGAAAAGTAACAAAAGCATATTTACATATTAATACTCCAGAAATGGTTGATTATACTTTATCTAACGGTATTGTTTTACATGCTACGCCTGGCCATCCACTACTTTCAACAGATGGTTGGAAATCTTTAGATATTGAAAACTCTTTATACGAGCATGGTACTGTTGCTACTTTACTAAAAATTGGGGATGAAATTATTGGTATTAATGGAAATGCTGTAGTTATTGATATCAACTGAAGAAAAGATTTAGTTAATTATAATACTTATAATATTGAAGTCGAAACTTGTCATACCTTCTTAGCAGAAGGAATGGTCGTTCATAACTTAAAGATGTTTGCATCTGGCGGTTATACTGGCTCTTGGGGTCCAGAAGGAAAACTTGCTATGCTTCATGAAAAAGAACTTATTCTTAATAAAGATGATACTTCTAATATGTTAACTATGGTAGATATGGTAAGAAGTATTGTTGATTCTGTTGGTTCTAATGGTATGCTTAATACATTGGCGCTTGCGGCAGGTGGGGCGACCGGTTTAGGCGGTTTTGGCGCAGGCTTAGACCAACATGTTCATATTGAAGCAAATTTCCCTAATGTACAATCACATACAGAAATTGAGACAGCATTAAATAATTTAATTAATTCAGCATCTCAATTTGTAAATAGAAAATCATAATTAAAAAGGAGGACGAAAGTCCTCCTTTATTTTTTTGGCCAATATAAGGTAAGAAATAGGTAGTTTTTTTTAATAATAAAGAGATATAAGAGAAAAAGGAGGGAAGAGTATGGCGGAACAGTCAGAAAAAATACAAGATTTTTTAAATTCGCTTAATGAAGCCATGGCAATTCACGCAAAAAATGCTGTTGAAGGGCTTCAATTTGACCGCTCTGAATTGGCTGAAATAGTTGATATTACTAACCGAGATAAAGGTGAATATCAAGTTTTTAATGGCTCAACTAGATATTTCGCCTATTCAGAAAATACAAGTTATACTCTTGGTACAAAAGTATACGTTACTATTCAGAATAATGATTATACTCAACAAAAAGTAATTAAAGGAAGATATAAAGCTAACGATGACAATAAGGCAATTACATGGGTGCCACCGTTATCTAAGTACAAACCTTTTACGAATAATTTAATAGATGATGATTATGAATCTAAAGAAACTTCTATAGAACTTAACTCTATTAAATCAGACGGAACACCAGTAACTTTAAATATAGACGCATCATATAGAGATGGGTCTCACGGTTTAACAGCTAACTACGATGGGAAAAATTATAGCTCTGAAAGTAGCGGTTCAGCTCAATACGCTCCAGATTATGTTGTAGTGTATAGATCTGAATTATTAGATAAAGAAAATCCATATAATCAGCATTATAAATATATGGGTTTGCGCGCAAATTTCAAAACCGCATTAAGCCAGTATTTACCAATTAGTGGTTCTTATGGATTATTAATTATTCTTGATTGCCAACAGAAGTTATCTGGTGAGGAACCACCAATAACATTTACTAAAATATGCAAGCTTGATACTACTACAATGATTGGCAACCCATATAATTTCGATACTTATTTTGAGCAACAGGCATTATTTGAATTAGACAATGATGCCAATTCAACCATAATAATAAAGTATGTAACGGTTGTTTTTTATCAAGATGGGCAGTTTAGAGATTATTCTAATAAATTAATTGAATATAGCGATGCTAATAGTGATAAAAGAGATTCTGCTTTTGCAGAAGAAAATAATCCTGGGAATATTTTTGTAAAAAATATCGGTATTTGGTTTGGTAATCAAGTTGATGATGAATTAGATGATGATGCTGAGATTTATTCTAATCAAGATTTAATGTACGACACAGCGCAAGAAAATGAAACAATTAACGAGAAAAGAATAAATTTAAAATGGATGCATAAAAATCCTGAGCAAGAACTAAACGATGAAACAGGTTCACTTGAATGGATTTGAAAATTAATGGGGAACTCAAATTTAAAGAATGTCCCTAGTAATACTGATCTTAAGCTTGTCGCGCACATTCATTGATATACTAATGCGTCTGCGTCAGTTATTGAATATCGTGAAACACAAGCTATTGCCGCTGATCATGATAGTGAGATTTATAGAATTACAGAAAAATGGAAGCATGCGCCTGCTACTTTAACAAAGCCTGAAATTGACGATCTAGCTACTTATTTAAATTTTAAAGAAGATAGAGATTATGTTTATGAATATGTCGAAGAAGAACCATACATCGATGCAAATGGGATAGAAAAAACTCGTTCTTTATATGAATTACATATTTCTCCTACAGGAGAAAAGAAATTAAATAGAAAAGTTACTCGTAAAGTAACAGTTTTAGACACTGCTAGCGCAAATGATAGTTTGGCGGGCGATGGTTGGATTGAACTTCCAGTAAGTGAAACTAGAGATAAGTTTGAAATAATTTATCAGCCTGATATTAAATTATCAGAATGCAGTGTTAAATGTATAATTGAATATGGACCTGAGATTGAAGATGCAGAAACAAAAGAAAAGATAATTAATGCAGATAGTGAGCATTACACTATTGTAAGAAGTAATGTACTCACTTTTAAAAACAGGTCTTGGGTCGCAGATCCTTCAACACTAGATACTGCGAATGGAGTAACTATTGCAATCAATGATGGCTCTGGCGGTAATTATCCCATTTATAATGCCATGGATGGAAAAATTCTTGCTAGAAAAGATTTAGAGGTTGAAAGGATTTTAAAGGCTGATATTTTAGGAAGCTATACCAAATCTTCTATGCTAACTGGTGGAGAGTTAATTTTATGGCAGATACCTAAAACTAATACTATGATTAATATCGCCGGTACTTTAACTAATGGCCAAACCGAGGTCTTAAAAAAGGGTAGCTATGGTTACATCCTCAGTAAAGATGAAATAATTGGTGAAATGATTAATTATGTTAAAAAGTTAATGTTTGAAGCATTAGAAGCTACTGAAGAATCTTATAGTGATTATGTTCTTAATATTAATTTTTTAATTGATGCAATAAAAGAAATGGAGTTAGCTGCTTCTACAAAAGATGAAAATGATAAAATAAATAATTTTCATAAGGAATATAATAATTATTTAAATCGTTTAAAAGAAGCAGAATCAACTGAAAAATATAATGACATTGTTAAAGATTTTAATAAATCTAAAGATACAACTAATTTTAATAATTTAATAAAAGAATATCTTAGTCAATTAATTAAAAGCGCAATTAATGGTATTAAAAATTATACTAATAAAGAAGATATTCCAGATTCTATTATTAAAAAGACAGAACAAGAGTCTACTGAAGAAGAAGAAATCGTTTCTGGTGAAGAAACTCCTTCTGATGGAGAAGGAGGAGAGACTTCTTCTGATGAAAATGAAAAAGAAGAAGTTGTTATTAAGACAATTAAAGATTTCTTCAATGATTTTATTAAAAAGATAGAAGAAATATTTTATTCAAAAGAGACAACTCCTCAAGAAGAAATTCCAGCAGAAGAAAATACTGATACCTCTGGTGAAATTGTTTCTGGAGAAAGTGATAAAAAATTATCTCCAGAATTATTGAATAAAATAGTTGCTGCTTCTATTAAGCAATATGATTTAAGCCAATGGTTTGATTTCAGTTCATTTGATTTTAAGAATTATTATTATATTGTTAGATATGATAATCGTAATATTGGCGTAAATTCATATCAGATTTATTATCTTAATGAAACTTATACCAAGAGCGCAACTAATAATACAATTACTTG